GTGCGTATACAACTTTTCCATTCGCAGAAGTAAAATCCTCAATGTTATACTTCACCGACGAATATCCAGAACCAAAAGCATTTGTAACCTTAACTTGATCTACATCTGATATTCCTTTAATTTTGTTGAGCGCGTTGTAGATATCTGTTATAATTAAATTCTCTCCTATGTCCATTTTTACAAGGAAGTAGTCCCTCAACCTAGCAATTGCTTGATTAAAAACCACGAATTTATCAAATTCCATATTTATACTCGCTTCAAAATCAATTTTAATATTAACAATTTTAGCATCTAAAATATCAATTGTATCGTTTATCATTCTGTTTTTATTAAGCCAAGTTCTGACATTTTCTTTGAGCGTATCAGTTGATGCTGCCAATTGACCGTTTCGCAAACTAGAAACAACATATAAATTCATATTTCTTTTAAAAGAATCATGATCCTGTATAATATTACATCTTTTGATGGCCCCAAACTTTGCCGGCATTGAATAAATAAGCGCTTTATAATCTTGTTTAGTTACGGCACGATTTTGTGTCGCAAAAACTTCACCCATTCTTATTTTTAATTCATCAATACCCGGCAGTGAAACATCTCCAACGACAGGGTTTTCATTTTCTACTTCCAAGGAAGCCATCACCCCATTGATCTTCGACGAAACTAACCTAGCCTTGTTTTTAAATTTAAAAATTGGCGCAGACTTTCCTGTTATAGTTCCAACTGCCGCATTTACATTGCTATCTTTGTTCTTTCTATATACAACTCTCAATATTGTGTTTGCTGGAACAATGCCGAATTTATCAGTTTCAATAAGTTTTGAGGGGTCAAATGAAAGATCAGTTGTGTGAGATCTTCCATGAAAATTTAATACAACATCGCTAGGGTCTGCTAAAACATTATCAGAAATGGCGCTCTCTGAACCATAGCCAAACTGCAGAAAAGTCGAATTTCTTTCGTTAATAACCGTAAACCTTCTTGGAACAACAACCGGCTTTAATATATTCGCGACCTCGGTTGAATCAGAATTTGTATTTAATACTTCTTTGTAAACAACATTTTGTGATAAATAATCAACTTCAAAATACTCGCGCCCTTCGGAGTCAAAAACTGCAATTATCTCCGTAATATTCGTATCTCGAACTTCTATTTTTTTAAACCTTTCATAGTCTCTAATTGGTATTGTTGTTTGAACAATCTCGCCTGACATTATCTTTCCATGTGCTTTTATCGCATAACTTATCGGCACTCCGGTGTCTGGATTTACTGCGGCAACAACGACTTCGTTGTCTGATTTCGCAAAATCGACTTCTTCTATCAGCGTAAAAACGCTGCCTCGACTAGTATTAAACGTGCTATTCTTTCTTAACACGGGAAAATAATCAAGATCTGGGCCCAAACCCTCACTTATGGCAGGAATAACAACATAACAAGACAACTGCCCGGTAGATGCGTGTGTGCGCGCAAATTTAAATCCCTGCTGACGACCTAACCTAATTATATTATTATATTCAATTGCAGTGTCTAAAAATGATTCATTTGCCTGGTAATCTAAATAAAAAGAAAGAATATCCCCAATATAAGAAACCGTATCAATCATTAACGATCCAAAGGAGGCCTCGTTAAAATCTCGAAACGTATCAGGATAATACCTTTCTGCGTATGCCAACAAATCTCTTCTTATTGTTGCATATTCTCTACTGGTGTAATTAATTGTCGGCTTTCTCTTTGACATGCTAATTTCTCTCCTAAACCACAATATCGCCTAAGTCAAAATCCAATTCGAGTATAAACGAGCTTCTTGTTTGTAACATCGTAACCGAATATTCGATGTTGATGCTTACCACGTTGAATGCGTTTTCGATATCTTTCGGTCTTATAAAATTTATAGTATAAATTTCTATATACGGAAGGTAAATAAGTACTTGATTGCGGATTTTCCCTTCAATTTGACCATAAGTAAGTATATCATTTTGTTCAAAAAGGTATTTTCTCAAACCCACGCCAAAATCAGGATCCATCATTCTTTCACCAGGATTGGTTAAAATAAGCATTTTCAGATTTTGCAAAGCCAAATCTTCATATGTTTTAATCAATCGATGACCATCGACTTCATCTGTCCGTAATGGAAGTGCTGGTGCTAGTCCTGCCACTTATTAACTCCTCCTACTATCCTCTCTTCTCAAACGAAGACGTGTCATTATTATAAACCACGCTTAATCGACCATCAGTGAAGACGCGGCGGGGCCTTCCTCTGTGTAATCCCGCATTTCCTCCTGCCGATTCTATATTTCTATCACGATAACTAAAATCGTTCATGTTCAAAATACTATCAAATATAGATTTCAAGGTAGATCTAGTCTGATCAAACACACTTAACAATCTAGCATCTCCAGCAGTAGAAAATATCACTTCAATATAAATAGTTATTATAGATAATATTTTTTGAAGAGGGAAACAATGTTCAAATAGAACTTTGAAACGGTCCTGTTTCATCATTTCTTCAATCAAGTCTTCCTTATAATTGCCAAAATTAACACCTTCAATATATTGTTGAGCTTCTTCACCAGTAATGTATACTTCTTCGTCGTCGCGTTCAATGGGCTTCGTAACCCCTATCAATGGAAGCGGGTGAGTGTCACGATATATTGCTTGAGACTTCCAACCGTGTTCTGTACCAAAAAATTTCTGCCCAACAAACCTCTCTAAAACATGAAATGCTAACGTGTCTTCCACGACCTGGCGCCGTTCGCGCCAGCCGTCGAGGTCTGATCGATGCTCTTTAAATTCGTCAATATGCTTCAATAAATCAACATCCTGAAGATCAAATTCGGGCATATAAACCAGCCTTAATCCAATTTTTAAATCTGAAACCCAACTACGCCAGAGGTCGTCTTCATCGATCCCATCCTGGAGAGATCTAATTTTAGTCCCAATTACAGGACCGGGATATTTGTCCTGTTCTTCGGAAACGGTATACTGAATATACTTTTCTAACAACAGCCCACCATCCTGAAATGTATCCAGGCCGGATCGTAACTTCCTGACTGCAAGACTTTGCTCGCCCGAAACAAGAGTTCCCTCATCCTTCGAGCCAATGTTTTCTAGAAACCTATCTTTATATAATTTATGGTACCCCTGTTCGTTGAAAAACTCTCTTAATACGTCTGATTCATCGCTACGGACGCCTTCGATGGACGGGAGTTTGCTACGATTATCAATTTGTGGAACATTAAAAATACCATGTCCCTTGTTTTTAAAAGACATCATACTGTTCAAAAATATCTTAGCTATCGGGGCCCTCTCGCCAGAACGAATCATGGGAAGTTCTCCCAAAGTGTTAGACATTTTCAACAATGTGTTTTTAATAAAATAGTTTAAGGCACCTTTAGCTCCTATTTTTTTCGGAGAAGGTAGGGACAATTTAGTTATAGGATCTTTTAAATTCTTATTATTCGACTCCCACTCCTCCTCATATGCTTTCTCTGTATGTTCTAAAATATTTTCATAATACCCTGGCCAATATGGATCTTGCCTAACACATGCTTCCTGGACCCTTAATATCACATATTCAATAAAATCATCGCTCAAAACATCATCTTTTTTAAAAATATCAAAAACGGGCAAAGTTTTCAAAAATATTTCGACCACAAGCAACCTAATTGTTGCCTCCACTACAGAAGAAAGAAGAGCTTTTTGAATATCATCGGAGGCGTTGGTGTCCTCTTCCTTGGAAGATTCATCATATTTCTCTTTTGTCTTTTCTCGTAATTCTTCTAATCCCAGTAACGTTGTTTGGGTTTCTCCATCCTGATCGCTTTGGGGCTCTAAACGCCAATCCATAATAGTTGCAACTTCGGCGTTGAGGACCCTTTCAGATTTTAAAAGTTCGTCTGCAAACATTTTTATTATATCGGTCATCGTATTATAATAAGCAGTTCCTTTAAGATAATTCTCAATAGGCTCTCTATCGAAATCTGGAAATTGATCATTCAATCCTTGAGTGGTTAACTCTGAAAACAAAAGCCGTGGATCAGTAAAATCTGTAACTTGATTTAAAATTCTAGCTGCATCGCCTGATTCAAGTTCAGATTCAACTTTCTGTGCGCTCCTGATCTGAAAGTCGTGATTCAATTTAAAAGGGAATCGTGGGGGGGCTGGGATTTTTAAAACATGTTCTTGAAGTCTCACTAATGAATCCATTTTTGGGTCGTCGCTGAGATTGGGCATCATTGTTGTAATAAATTCCCAATTAATATCATTATCTCCGCTGTTGGGGGTTGGTAATTTGAAATCAATGTCTCGCAGCCGGCGGTGGTTCCATGGTATCCACGCAGGTTTCTCAAATTCAATATTCTCTAAATACGTTTTAATAACACCCATTATTGAATTATTAACTTCAGCAAGGTGCATTGCATGGCCGGGGGTGGGAGAGAATCCACCAAGCGCGGGAGGGACCGCGAGGGGATCTGGAGGTGTAAACACTGAACGGATTTCGAGAGGAGACCAATCATTCCACCCAGACTGAAGCATAATCTCTCTAAGATCGTCTTGTTGTTTCAACATTTCATATATTGATCTCGTTCCGGATTTGAAACACATAGTTTGAATGAAGCCACGGGGGCCGTGAACTGCTTGTTCAAATGTCATAATAATACTTTCAAACATCGTTTCAATTGTTCTATCCATCATGTGTTGAACCGATGGAGGGTTCTTAGGAATCATTGCC